CCCCAATAAGTAAAGAGAGTAGTGCTGGAACACTTAATGTAGAAGGGGGGTCAATAAATATACACGGACCCAAACGAGAAACCGATTCTACTAATGGAAAAATATGGTATTTAAGAATAGAAGACTCTGGTAGTGTCTCTTCCTACCACGATACTAATATATCTCTTACAAATCATGATAGTGATATATTTGATACTTCAGATAATGAAACATATGGTAATATTATATTCGGTCAAGATCTGGCAAGCGGAAGTGGAGACACAACAGGGCTATTTAATACCTTAATAGGTCATCGTATTGCTTGGAACGGAACTGGGAATGGTAAGCAACTAGGGCAATATAATACAATGACAGGTTCGTTGTCGGCGAGATATTTAAACGGTGGGAACCGGAATGCATCCTTTGGTTACGCATCATTACACAACTTGACAGATGGTGATGATAATACAGGATTAGGTTACCACGCTGGATACAACATCTCTACTGGAAATTCTAATTCCCTTTTTGGTAAAGACGCAGGATATAATATTAATACTGGAGATCTTAATATTTGTATTGGTAGGGGCGCAGGTCCGACGACGGCAAATGCCGCTTTGGACAAGCGCCTTTATATAGATGCTAGTTCTACTAGCACCACTGGAACGGATACAGATTCGTTAATCTATGGAAATCAAAGTGGATCAACACATACAATGAGATTAAATGCGGATGTCACAATTGTAGATGGATCAAATTCAAGTGGAAATCTAAATGTTGAAGGTTCTATAACATGTGGATCATTAACAAGTTCACTAACAGCAACTGAACTTACTATCCAAGATATTAATATTGATGTAAATCCAAGTGTAGGAAGGACAAGTTTTGATTATAATTTATTATTCAGCAATAATTCACATGCTGTAAATCTTACAGGTGTAAGTAAAACTACTATCTTTGGGACATTTTCTTCACATATAGATATTACAGATGGGTGTACGGCGAATACACTTTTTGGTTATAATTGTGGAATGAATATTTCTACAGGGGAAGAAAATACATTAATTGGAGCATCAAATGGTATCAATTTAACAACTGGTATTAAAAATACATCGGTTGGACTAGATAATTTATACACTACAAATACTTCAAATTCATGTGTAGGGATTCTTTATAGAAATCTATATTCAATGGATAATGCCCGAGAATACAATATAGGTATAGGTAGTGAAAATTGTTATTATGTGAAAGGTTCTTATAATATTGGTATTGGAAAAGATAGTTTACAGGGGACAAGTGGGGATGGAACCCTTTCTTACTGCGTAGGTATTGGTTCGTGTGCTGGAAAAGAGTCTAGCGGTGATTATAATCATTTTATTGGAAAAAATTCTGGATATTATACTTCCGGTGCCTATAATATAGGAATGGGGGATGAGTCTTTAATGTATTTGAGGAGTGGTTCGTATAATATTGGTATAGGTCATGAAGCATGTCGCGGTTATAGTATATCATCAAACCGACCGTTTTCGTATAATGTCGGTTTGGGGAGGAACGCTTTGAGTCGCTTGTCAACAGGTAGTTATAATATATGTATGGGATATTATCCCGGTTATAGTATTACTATAGGTCATAATAATGTATGTTTAGGTCAGTTTTCGGGATACTCTACCTCTTCAGGATACAATAATATATTTTTGGGGAGACTTGCTGGAAGATATAATACATCTGGTCATAGTAATATAGCAATTGGTTACTTTTCGGGAAGGCAAACAAGTGGATCAAAAAATATATCAATTGGATATGAAGCGGGACCAACATCATCAGAAAGTACCTACAGCGATAGATTATATATTGATAAATCAAGACTTGGATCTGGTTCCTTGATTTATGGAAATATGACTTCTAGGGGTGTAGTAATAAATGGATCATTATCTATTACTGGAAATCTAAATGCATCTTCATTTAGTTCTATAACGGGAGATATTACTGGTGGACTTACACTTCCATCAAATAAAACCATTACTATACCAAGTATAAATCAAGTAACTATTAGTAGTTCAAATACTAATATGTATCTGGGTTATCAAAGCGGATTCGGTGGTGTACGGAATGGTAGCACAACGGGAAATACATATTTTGGTTATCAAAGTGGAAAGCTATCTAATACATCCGCTGACCATAACACATATATCGGTATGAATGCTGGGTATAACGGAACCTCTGCTGAAATAAATACAGTAATTGGGGCGAGAGCATTATATTCTTGTAAATCTGGTGTCCGTAATACTTGTTTAGGTTATGAGACAGGATACTTTACAATGGGTTCTTATAATACGTGTATAGGTTTTAATGCTGGACCAACAGGTTCAACATCATCATCATATAATCTATACATCGATCCGATATATAGACGTGGAAGTGATTCTTTAATATATGGTTATGGGTATGGTACGACAACACGACGCATTCACGTGAATGCTAAATTTTATGTAAAATCTGGATATGCCGCATACGCTACCTACTGGTATACTTACTCAGATATCTCTCTAAAGAAAGATATCTTTAAAATAGATGAAGGGATTAATGATAAAATAGATATGTTGGAACCAGTGAATTATACATTAAAATCAAATGATAAAAAAGATGTTGGATTTATTGCTCAAGAAGTAAAAAAAGTATTTCCCCTTCTTGTAAATAAAGATAAAGATGGTCTTTTAACAGTTGATTACTCAAAGTTAACACCTTATCTTGTAAAAGGTATGCAAGAAAATAATAAAAAAATAAAAGAACTTGAAAGTAAACTAGATGAAGAAAAAGAAAAAAGAGAAAAAATGGAAACATTCTTTAAAGAAGAGATTGAGAAACTAAGGAAAGAAATTAAAAGGAAATAACTATTTATAAACTAACCCCGCCATACCAGAAGAAACTATTAATACATTATAATTGACAGCATATACATATAATCTTTCATTAACATAATTATAACCACTTGTAAATATTAATTGGATATCATCTATTCTTGAGAAATTACATGTACCACTTGGTTGAAATTCTTTTGGATTTAATGAAAAACTATACATATAAATATGTTTTGTAGGGACTTTTAAACCACAATTTAATGGTTGTAATAACCGAAAATAACTCGCATCTCTTTCAGAAAATCTATCATTCCCATTTAAACATAATTTTGCTGTTCTAAAAGATTCAAATGAAGGTGTCGCATATATTACTTCCTTATTTCCACTATCTTTTGCTTGATAATTAAAATAATCATTTTTATTATTTAATGGTTGTCCAGAAAGATTTAAAAGTGAATCTGTATCAGAACTACCATTTCCAGATTCAGAATTAACAGTTGATTCTTGAATCACCCAATATAATTCTTTTATTGGATGATATAACTTTAATTCATTTAATAATTCCATCTTTTTTTCATATATTTGTACTTGCTGAATTAAATACGCTTTTTTTTCTAATGTAAATTTCCTTTTTTCATCATTATCAAGAAATATATAATCACACCATAATTCTACATCGGGTTCAGTATTTGTGAATGCTAATTGTCCATCCAAATTAAATAAGTATTCTACAGATCTAGTTAGAACGTGTAATTCTACTTCATGTTGTGTGATACCTATTATTGGTAAATATAACCCTGGATTATCGCAGAACCAAAAATGAAAGGGTATGTATAATTTTAATTCATGTGTGTCAATATTCTTATTACCGTTTTTAAAATAACCATATTTCCCAGGGTGTTTGTTAATACCAATCCATTCTTGTTCATATTTATCATATATTTCGTTTTGAATATCTAACCATTTTGAAGTATGTTTGTCTATTGTTTGACCACCTATTTTTAATTCACATTCTTTTATAAAAGCATGACCAGTATTATTCGCCCAATTTAAATAAGTTCCAGTATTTGTAAGATTTCTAGCATCTCCTCTATTTAATTTTACTTCTAATGCCATTTTTTTTATTAAATCACCCGCTCTAGATAATTTTGATCTGATAATTCTTTCACCAGGTCCTTTATTTGTAATTTGTTGTCTTATAGATTCTATAGAAAAATTAGTGTGTCTTCTATATACCGCTTTAAAAAATGAAAATTCAGGGTTACCGGTTAAATATGTATCCATTTTACCCTTCAGGACTAATTGCATTAAACCACCTCCCATTTTAATATACTATATTAATTATAATTATATTTAACTTGAATAAGCAAGTCCTCCCATACCCGACATAATTCTCAGGACATTGTAATTTACAGCATAGATATTACTAATTGATCCACTTGAACTAAATTCTAATTTAGCAGTATCTATTCTTGAAAAATTACAAGATCCACTTGGTTGATGCTCTTCAGGTTCTAGACAAAAAGAATAAACATATATATCTTTCTTTAATTGTGAACATCTTGAAACAGGGGTTTGAACTCTGGCAATAATTTCAAAACTGACTCTATGGTTCAAAGCATTGGTGGCATCTCCACTAACACCCATATTATCATTAAATTTAATTTCATAAATTGTCTTTCCAGGCACAAGTGTTGAACTCTTAAAAACTTCTAATACTGTGAGATTACGGACTATATTTTCTACATTTTTATCTTTGTAATTACCGGTTACTTCTAATTGTGTCAGAAAACTAGAGTTTAATTCCTTATGTATGGAATGGTCATCTTCTGTTATTGATATCGGAACATCACCAGTAGATTCTACTTTTGTGTGTAAAGTTACAGGACGTGGTCTAGAGGGGGCAGATACTATATCTTCATATGCCCACTCAGACCCATTTGTTGAATTTGGATCATCATGTTGGATACCCGAGTGAAGTGTCGATGACATATGAGCATGAGACTGATCAAAATTCAATATATCTCCTATTGCGACCGCACTATTGATAGCACTACTAAGAGTAACCGTCCAGGTATTATCATTTTCTTGTGTTACAGTACTCACTGTTTGAGATCCAGTAACACCCGTTCCTGAGACTGTATCACCGACTTTAATTGCCCCACCTGTCGCAGAAGTAAAAGTAATAACTGATCCACTAGCGACTGTGGCCTCAACAACTGCTTTCGCAATCTTATTGACAATTTTATCTCTCCATGTTCCATCTTCTAGTTTAGTAGTTGTCATAGTAGTACTTTCCTTAATAGGAAGCATTTCAATCCTAAGTGATACATTACTAGTAGTCCCAACACCATTGCCACCATAAGTCCTTTGAACTGTTTTTGTTTGTAGATTAAAGTCTCCATCTGAATCATTACGCTGGACATCAGATATCTTATAATAATTAATTCTAACAGTATCTCCTATTTTAAATTCTATTGATGGATTCGCGCTATCACCACTACTAACAAATAAGAATGTATTAACAGCGTCCGCTGATAATGGACTCGTTGATGATGTTTTATTAGTCAATTTTTTATTAGTGAATATATTATGCCCGACAATAGAACTTAAATTACCAGAAATATTTTCATATGTATAATCTTTACTAAATATAGATTCATTTAACAATACGGGATGTTCTGTCTCTTTAATATTATATCCAGGTATAGATGTATGATGTTTATAAGGTTGTTCCAAAGTAAAATATTCTTTAGTCCTTTCAAAAAATCTATCGTGACCATTGATTGATAATTTTATTTTTTGATCTGTAAAAGGTGTCGTTTGAGGTGTTGTCCATATTAATTCTTTAATAGGATGTTCTAAATTTTTTTTAAAACTTTCTGAAGAAACATCTTTTTCTTTTTGAATTTGTAATTGTTCGATTAAATATTCATGTGAAACTTGAGAAAATCTCCTTCTTTCATCTGTATCTAAATATACATAATCCGCCCAGACTTCAACACTATGTTGTTCTGTCAAACCACCTGATTCAGTTTTATTATTTGTTCTTATTAAATTATCACTTGAAGAAGTGTTATATTTACCAACCCCCCATGTAAATTTTAGTTGTATTTCATGGTATTGAAGAGCAATCAATGGTAATGCTAAACCAGGATTACGACAAAACCAAAATTTTAAAGGGTAATGGACCATTTCTTGTTTAGTCTCAGAACCTAATACTAAACTATTATTAAATGAACCTGTCATATATTTATATCCTTCTGATTTTGAAACAGGAGTAGTTAATTCATCCCATATTTGATTCCATTCTTTATAATGTTTATCAATACGTTGTCCTCCAATTTCAATCTCAACATCTTCAACTAAGTTATCACCGCAAATACCAATGAGATTATTCGTATCAGTTTGTTTTGTCTTAACATATACTCCAGTTACTAAATCACCATTCCTAGATATAGTCACTGTTGCTTTATTATTTATATTATCAATTCCTATAAATGATTGACCACTTATACTTTGTTTAATAGTTTCCATAGAAAAATTCGTGTGTCTCCTATAAACTATTTTAAAAAATGTAATTTGGGGGTTACCTGTTAAATATATATCTTGAGCACCATATGCTACTAATTGCATTATTCCTCCTCCCATTATATTATATTATAATATAAAAGAAAAAAATATAATTAATTAACTTCATACATCACTATCTTTTATTCTAGTCTTCTATAAAATAATTAAAGAATTCTTTTGTTTCATTTTCATCTTTCTCCAAATCTAATACTTGTTTCACAGGATTCATTATTTGATTTGAGATATAAAAGTTATAATCTAATTTTAATTCTTTTTCCTTGATATATTCTGGATGCTCTATACGATTACCCTGTAATATCTTTTTAGGTTTAGGTTTACCTTTCTTAGGACCACTCTTATAAAGATTATTATAATCATATAACTCGTTGTGAGTTAATTTTATGTAAGCATATGGTATGCGGTCATTCGGTTTTGGTTTATTTCCAGGATTCCTTTCTGCCATTCTATCTGCCAGAACTTTATGTGCCACACCTTCTGGATTTTTATAGAAACCCCTTAATGATTTTGAAATTATAAACATTGATTTATCCATTCCACCATCCTTTATCTGAGTAAGTGTAGTTTTTAACCACTGAATTGCCAGATCTACACTCCGTTTATTCATAATTATCTCTATTACATTTCCAAACACATACTTACAAATAGGGGCATTATCCCTTCTTTTCATTACGATACCCATTGATGTTCTTTCTTTTGGTTTTTCATGGTCTAACTCATATTTATCACCCGTATATCTCTTTTTAGAAATAAGAATGAATGGATAAAACGTTTTTTCATATTCTAAATCTTGTGGATCATGTAACATATTATCCGTTACCCATTTACCTGCCTTAACACCACACTCTATACAGTATTTTAGTGCCTCTTTTCCTTCTAATATTTCTCCAGTATCTTTATGTTTTCTAGAAAACTTTACGAAAACTGAATCTGTATCACCGTAAACAATATCTGGTTCGTGATAACCTTCATCTTCTGCCCACCTTTTTACACCAATACTCGCATCATCTATTCTTTCTCTACCAATTGCTGTTGTACAAGCAGCAATCTTCTTGAAGAATACAGCACTTGTTTTAGCACCCATCTGACCATAAACTGAATTTGCTGTCACCTTATATGCCAACTGAAAACCATCAAGAACCTTCTTTTTATTATCGTCATTAGTCTGTTTTATCTTTTTACGGGTTGCTTTACGTTGATCTAATAGCGTTTGTAAAACAATTGGAATAATACCCATAGATTCTTTAATAATCTTACCATCACTAGTCATTTTATTTTTCACAAAGTAACATTTTGTTTTAGTATCTGCTTTTTTCTTATGAACAGTTTTACCCTTCTTCTCATAAATGTAATCATCGTATTCAACTCCCCAACATTTATCATATCCTCCGATATCCATGATTACCTTTTCTATTTCAGGATTATTCTTAATTTCCTCTTCTGTCCCAATATATGTTTCGTGTGAGAAATTTTTTTCAATAATAGATGATGGATAAAGTGAAGCATAATCCAAAACACTTACAGGATCATCTGAATAAATACCTGGTTTAGGTTCAAGGACAATTGCCCCTTCAAAACCATCGTCTAATTCGCCTTCAGTAAAACCTTTCAATGTCGGGATCCTTGTTTTCCTCTCACTACATTCTTTAGTAATGATAGAATTAATCTTAATACCTTGACCTCTCAAGAATATATATGATAGTGGGACCCAAGATACACACGCCATACCAATATTATTTGGAATCATATCTAATTGAAGAAGTAAATGAATACAAAGTTCACAATCCATAATACAATACTTCGCTACTTCTGCACGTCCCTTACTACCACCATATTTATGTTTGTCAAAAATTTGTTGAGGAGATATATCATCTTTTGCTAAACACCATTCAAATGATATCAACTCGTTCTTATATTTATTCTTTATTTTGGTAATACCATGATGACCTTCTATAATAATAGACAAGTCTTCAGTATTAATATTAGATACATGGAATTTCTTTCCATTTAGATGTTTAAATGAACCATATTTTGTATTAATACTAATTGTAATATAATCTCCCACTTTGAGATTACCGAGTCTTTTTGTAATTAAGATAGTATTTGATGTGGGTGTTTTTCTATAGAATGTTCCTTTAATATCACCCTTCATAAAATGAGCAGAAACATCATCCAGTTTATATGACTCTAGAGCATGACCCTTTTGAATTTCTTTCTGAATATCAAATACAATACGTCCATCCATAGAAATATACTTAAGTACATTATCTCCAAGACCAGATGAACTAAGTTGTTTTGATTGAACTTGACAACGTTTTTCCCAATAGTTATTATAAATCCTCTGTGACTTTGATGTTTTACTATTCTCATCACACGACTTAATACGTTCAATATCTTCTTTTGATATTAAATCTGAATCTCTATTTCTCATTAATCTACCCAAACGATAAAACTCATTTTTAGGACAATCCTTATCACAACTAGAGAATGTCTTTGTTTTTTTACATTTACTACAGCATGGGAATAGATAATCAACTCTCTTGTTAATATAATCAAAATCAAAACCAAAGATGTTATATCCTGTAATGAGATCAGGATTATTGTAAAGTATAACGTCTTTCCATTTCAATAGTAGTTCTTTTTCATTTTGACACTCATAAACGGTAACACCCGGAATATCATCGCATATTTTTTCTTCTGGTTTGTCCTCGTTACCAATAATTACCATGGTACGCTCATAACAGGCTTCTTCTCCAAAACGATGAAAGACAGTCCCTATTTGAATAATAGGATCCCCTTTTATTTCTATTTTTTTACCCTCATCATTTTCAATTGAATTAAATATTTTAGTCATAGTATCAATTATTTTTTCTCGTGTTTTCGATGATTCTTTTGAATTATCAAGATCATTAAAGAACTCCTCATTGTTTATCCTTTTAATAATTGATTTAAGACTCTTACTTGAATAAGGTCCATTACTCGTAAATATATTTTGAACATCATTAGACCCTTTCTCAAAACAATCTTTGAGACATTTTTGAACAAATTTAACTTTTATTTTTGGTTCTGCAAGATTACAAGAATTTCTAAAATATGATTCATGTATATCAATAGCAACCTTCCGAAAATCTTTAGTAGGGTTTGGAAAGTCACCATGTGAAGAATCACATTCAATATCAAAAGATGCACTTACAAAAGGAGCAGTCGTTTCGTCTTCTATTGGATTAATATCTTTCATCTTTAAATTGTCAATTTCAATATCAACATTAAATGTTTTACTCTCATCATCACACCAACGCTCTGGATTTGTCTTAACAGAAACCCATCCACATGACTTGATATTTTTATAATGAAGAAACCGTAACATAGGATGAATCTTTGCTTCATAAAGGTTACATTGACACTCACAATTATGTTCTTGATTAAACCATTCTTTATCTTTAGGGTCTATTTTTTCCAATTTAGGTTCTCCACTCTTAAGACTAAAACATACCTTACCATCACTAACATAATCCTTATTATAATTATAGAAATCTGTAATAGCAGATATACATTTCTTCATATCACCATATGTTTCAAATGACAATTTAATGAAAATATACTCCATTACCTTCTTAGTATCATAATCATAGTTAAAACCGTAAAAGTTTTTAAACCTTTCCCTTTCAAGTGATACATAATTACCATTCCATGTATTCCTTGCTTGGGGTTTATATGAACTCACGAATTGTTTAACCTTTGTAAGGAATCCTTTTGTATATGCTTCTGACCATCCCTTTACAACACGTATGTAAAAGAACGGTTTAAAACCACATACATTACATACTACATTCTTACGATCAATTGTTTTACCATAAAAAGTTACTTTAAATTCTCTATCCCAAAAACTGTTACCGATTGGGACATCATCCGAGGATATATCTATTACCTGGAATTTAAGGTCTTCCATTTTATATATGAATATGTTTATGATTTTAAATACATATATTTTCAAATTTGGAATTTTAATATGAGTTAAAATAAAGGATGAATAATTTTTTATTTTTCTTCATAAGTTTTTTAGTAATAGTTGTAGTTTTAAAGAATATTTTTCAACCTAAAAACATTATTAAAAAGACAAGTAAAAATGATAACATTGAATATATTGTGAGAGACCTTGAAAATTCTCAAGATGCCGCTGAAAAATTAGCATCTATTAATACTAAATTACGAAAATTAATTGATTCATTAGATGAAGATGAAAGAGATGGTATTGATAGACTTAAAGATAGATACAATCCCCATAAATTAACAGAAACAGAAGAAAATTCAAAATATACATCATATTCTCTCAATAAAGGAGAAAAAATAGCATTGTGTATAAGAAAAAAAGAAGATAATCTGACATTTGAAAATGAAAATACTGTTATATTTGTGGCAATACATGAATTATCACACATTATGACAGAAAGTGTTGGTCATGAAAAAGAATTCTGGGATAATATGGCATTTTTATTAGAAAAAGCAGATAAATTAAATATATATGATCCCGTTGACTATAATGAAAATAATATTGATTATTGCGGTATGGAAATAACAACAACACCGTATGATTTTAAAAAATAATATTATAATTATTAATATATACAATGGATACTAATTTCTGTAGTAATTATGATATTCCTAAAAAGGTTTTTAAGTGTTGTTCTGTAACTAATAAGACCGTATTCATATTTCTAAACATATATTTCCTAGAGACAAACTTTAAAAACGATGATAAAGTTACATGGTTAGTAAAAGGTGAAAGATTGTATGGAAAGGTGATTTCAATCAATTCAAAGAATAATAAAATAAAAGTAAAACCCGATAACAAAAAAAATATATCATTTATAGATCCAGAAAATTTAAATATTATCCATCCATTTGATGAAACACTCACTAAAATTTCAGATAATATATTAAAAAAAAATAAAGATAAATATTATGGTACTAATAAAGATATATTAGACCTTTTAAAAAAATACATCGGTGATAAAGATATAATTCCTGAATTATTTCCATTAATAAAAGAAGGTTTTGAACATAAATTTATCTTTAATGATATGTTATATATTGATGATACATGTTCAACTGTATTAAAAAAAATATCACAATATTGTAGTAATATAGATTATGAAGACCATAAATATATTTATGCGTCCTATTTTAATAAAGAAGGTGAAAATATGCCTCTTGGATTTAAATATAAAGATATTAAAACGCTACATCCAAATGATATTATAAATAAAAAATTATGTGATATTTTTGATAATGAAAAAAGTGAAAGTTCCTCCAATATCATTGAGAAAGAATATGAAAATATTCTAGAGAAATATCATATTAAAAATAATATTATTTATTTTATTAATTTGGAAGATTTTATAGATAAACATGAATTAAATACGATTGATTTCAAAAAATGCGGGGAAGATGAACACGAAGTTTTATCATTCAAAAAAATAATAATCAATAAATATTGGCCACTTTTGATGAATGATAAATTAAGTGATATTACCGGATCTAATGAAGTTAAAGTTTCTTCTTATAAAGAAGAAACTGAAAAACTATTACAATATTCAGTTGGCAATAAAATTATCCATGGAAATATTAATGCTTCATCTCCATGCGATGATATTTATATAAAATTATTTAAAACATCTAAAAAACAAAGTAAAAATATAACTATTGACCTTTACAAAGTATTTACCGATTTCCGTCTAACCGCTCCTGTACCTTTCGTAAAATGGGTTAGTTCAAATAATGAAAATAAATATTATAAATTATTCAAAGATTCTATCTTATATGAAGGATATGGGGAGTTTGAATTAGAAGGTAAAACTGTAGATTTTAAAACATGTCAAGAATGGATTAAAGATCTATATAGAAGTAAAAAACGATCATTAGAAAAAATTAATAGATTTGATATTATTCATAAAGAAGATATATTATCTTTTAAAATATTCTCAGATGAAGGGACATACTCTACACTTTCAATTTCAATAGATGGTTCCTTAGATTTTTTGATTAAAAAGGATAATGATAATATTGGAATTTCATCAAAAGAACAAATAATCAAACTTATTAATTTATCAAATGATCTAATTAAGCAAATGAATAGTGAAAATAAATATTCTGAAAATAAAATAGAAGATTTTGGAACAGATGAAGATATTGAAAATATATTTTTAAAAGATAATATAGATTTCATAGATGCAAAAGTATCATATAAAAAAGGGAGGTATGAAGTTAAAAAAGGTTTAGAAAATGCAGATGAAAAAGAAGTTGGTAAAGAATTAATTCCACCATTTATAATTGGTGAAAAAACAAATCTATTCATACCTATTCTAAGAAAAGTATGTAATAATCTCACTATGTTTTTTCGTTATATGAATGAAGATGATGATGAAAATATAAAAGATAATATTATAGGATTACAATATATTCGCACAAATAACTTCACAAATATAAATACAATTCAATCTTTCATCACAGTATGTCTGAATAAAGGTATATATACAGAAGAAAATAAAATTATTAATGACATAATACGTGTCTTTAATATTGATAGTGAAACTATTAAGGATGAAATTTCATCTATTAAAGAAATAGAGGGAGATAGAGAAAAATATAGAAAACTAAGTGTAGTTGATGAAGATACTCCTGATATTACAATTTCTGTAAGGAATAACTTCATTGATTTTGAAATCAGAAACATGAAAAGTTTTATGGAATTCCAAAGAATCACTTCTTTAACAAAAGTGATTATGGTGCTTTTTGAAAAATTTGTTAATAATGATGAAATTTTTCAATATGATTATATGGGATCACTTTTCATTGAAGATAAATTAAATATAAAAAGTAGAATTATTGAAGAAGAAATTAAAGCAGATGTTAATGATATTCTAGGGAATATGGATTCTGATGAAAGTTCCGATATCACAAGTTCCGAATCATCCATGGAAAATCAATCAAGTGAAGAATCATCAATGGAGGGTGGGGGTCAAAAAGGTGGTGCTCAATTAAGATCATATTACCTTAAAAGACTCAAAGAAAATGATAAAAAATTATTTAATCCAGATAAACCATGGTCTGTAAAACAAAAAAATGGTGATTTATATGGTTATGCGAAACAATGTGCTTCGGGTAATCTAGATAGACAACCCGTTTCTGTAACTACAGAGGAATTAAAGAGAATAGATTCGTATGATGGAAAAGTTTCGGGGAAAGATTCTTACTCAAAATCAATCGTCGTCCCGCGAAGAAGCGAAGATATTCATTATATATGTCCCCAATATTGGGATGTCTCTAGAGAAATACCTCTCACAAAAGAATATGTAAGTAAACATAAAAAAGATATCATAAAGAACAAAGAAAATAAAGAAAATAATACGATATTAGAAAGAAAAGGTAAGTATTGGGATGGAATACCAAATGATGATTCCCCTAAACATATTTTACCAGGTTTCTCGAAACTTATCATTCACCCAGAAGGATATAAATTACCATGTTGTTTTTCTAAAAGAGGATTAGAAAAACAAGACGGTAAAGATGAAGATGAAAAACCCAAAGAAGAAAAAAAGAAACAAAGAAAAAAGAAAGTTATTAATAAAAAGTTGTGTAAAATAAATACAAAAGAATCATTACCAATTAGTATAGGACAATGTTCTCAATTACCCAAAAAATTAAAGATGATATTGACACAGGATAAAATATTTGAATATGACCCTAATTTATCTATTTCTAATGGTTTCATAAGAAAGGGTATTCAACAAAGTGAAAGCGAATACGTATTCACGACATCTCCTTTTATTAATTCTTATATAGAAATAACAGATTATGATGGTGATTCAGAAATATTTATAAATGAAGAACTTATAAAACCTCTTTTATCTGATATAAAATACTATCAATATTGCCCCACATTACATAAATTTTTTAGAAAGAAATATGTTACAAATGAAGACAAAGAATATATAGTTAAAAATTACCTTAAGAAAAAAAATATAAGAGACACATTTGGAGAAAATAATATAAAAGAACTCCGAAATATCCTCAATAAAGATGATATATCAATAGAATCAAACGAAATAGGATATATATATTCATTACTTATATCATTAAAAACATATATTGAATTTCTAAAAAGTAAAGAAGAAAAGAAAGATGAATATATTATTCCAGCACTCAATTCAATATCTGAAGATAAAATAAACATCGTTATCTTTGAGAAAGAAGATGAACAAATTAGAACAAAAGAAACAGAACACATTAATTCAAATAATTACTGTTTAATGATAAAAGAAGGACATTATTATGAACCAATCGTTTACCGTGTCAATTTATTGAAGGAACAATACGAAGTAAAAATATTATCTAAAAATATATTTTCTTCTTTTGAAGTCTTTGAAAAAAATATATTTAAGAACTTCTTAAATTCCCCCTACCCACGTGGAAGAGACACTAATCTACGTTCGGGGATTACACCTGAAAAAATAAATAATCTAGATTGCAAGGATGATGCTAAATATTGTAGTGAATGGTTATCTTATTCTGAAATACAACAAGTTAAAAAAGGGACAGAAATCAGATGGATTGATAATATTGTAGAAGGATGTCCCAATAGTGGTAAGAAAAACTATGATAAATTTATAAAAGAAACAGATGGTACAATAGAAACCGAAGGGGGGGAAACAGTAAGTGTTGAAAATGTTTTTGTAAAAAAAAAAAAGAAACAAGTTGATCCTAAATTAAAAGTGGGTCTACAGAATAAAAATAATTGGTTATGGATTGATAGAGATTGTGATAAGATACATGATAAAGATATAGAATCCCTTATAAGAAAAAAATATGATAAACGAGGTGATAAATTACTTTTAGATTTTTCAACAAAAGCAAATAAATCTAAAAATGATGAGGATATCTTAAAAGCAATGGAAAGTAACTTCTTTATCGTTAATAGAATTCTATCAGATCTAGAAAAAATACAAGATGAAAACAAAATTAATTATCACAATATTGAAAATAATGGAATAAAACATTATATTAATAATTATTCTGAAATAACACATATCCTCTATGAGAATGATACCAATGATATATTATTACCAATAATCCCTATAAAAATGACACCATTATACAGAGATATAGATATTATTTATGATGTTAAGGATTACCCCACATTTAAAGATGCTTTAGATTACCTATCAAAATTAAATTTATCTTTAGATAAATTAGTTGTAAATTCAGAAAATGAAGTTACATGTTTGTTCGTAGAAGATGGTATATTGCCCATAAAGAAAGAAACTATAAAAAATGAAGATAAATATGATCTATTAAAAACAGATATTAATCCATTTGAAGTTGATAAATTTATAATGAGTAATAATGTAAATGATGATAGTTATATAATACGTTTTAAAAATGACAATGAATATAAATATAAATTTTTTACAAAATTACTCACTCTAATAAAAGATAATGAAACAATAGAACAAGTATTAATGGGAATTATTGAAGATCCTGTATTTATAAGGAAACATAAAGTTGAGAAAGTTGTTAACATGATAAGGAAAAAGGTTATATCAAAAATAGACCGCTATAAATTTCCCACATTATCTAAAAAGTTACTACAAGAATTTTCTTTTAGATTAATTATAAGTGTTGAAAATGGAGAGAATATTTCAACAATCAATAAAATAATAGATAATGTTATAAAATATTCTGATTTAGAAAAAAAGACACCAAATTCAGAAGTTTTCATAAAATATGTTAGAGATAAAGAAATGATGTATAATTATCTACGGGATGTTTTTATTAAAAAGAGTAATTTTATAAATATAAGAAAAGAACCTCTATTTTCAGACAATAACCATATTAAAACAACAAAACTCAAAACAACACCATACTATATTAATAAATTATTTGGACCAGATTCTTCAATCGTATTTAATATTGACGGTGGTGGCGGTGATTGGTTAAATCTTCAAAAAGCATTAGTCGCATTAGATATAAAACCCCATGAGTACGCTAAAGGAATAAGGGAAATAAAAGGTGTTACTGAGGGTCCTAAAAGGAAAATTAAACATATTGAAGATATACATCGCATTATATTAGATAAATTATCAGGATTAAATGAAATAAATTTAAAAGAAAAAAGAGATGCTTTTATAAGGTCTTATAATAGATATAATATACTAAGGTATGGTGATAAACATACAATATTTAATACAATAGATGATATTATGGGATATTGGAGGAGGGGACCTGGTGAAAAATTAGAATATAAACAACGCATCAATAAACCAGATATTGAATTAATATTAGAAAGGATAAAAGAAGAAAAAATAGACGATTTTGGCGTTTTACTAATATCTTTCTCAAAAGGTAAAGAAATGGATATAAAATTTTATGGGACAGAAAATATTAATGTAAATACAAAAGTAGCTTTATTACATCACACCCTTTATGATAATGATTATATACTTTCAAACATAATAGTCGCGGGGAAAGATCATTTAACGATCCAAGAATTATATGATATATCATCAATTCATAAAAAATGGATAAAACTCAATGGTAATGATGAAAAAAGACTTCAAGAATTAATTGAAAGAGAGGATAAACTAGAGATGATGATTGAAAAGGGTGAAGACGGAGTTAAAGGAAATAAAGAAAAACTTCTTAAAACTCGTATAGAAATAGAAGAACTTAAAAAAGAAAATCAATAATTTTTTTCTATAATAATTAAATTACCTTTTATGGATTATTTCTCAACTCCTTTTAGTATATCTCTATTAAGAAATCATATATTAAAAGACCCTCTTATAGATTGGTTAAATATTAATGAATCATTAAATAATAACTATAAGAGGGATAATAATACATTTTATAAAGATTTTATTTTAAAAGAATGGGAAGAATATAAACTCAATTTTTTAAAAATATTAAAACAAAAAGCAAACAAAAATATTCCTATTAATTCATCGGTAGAACAAACGCAGGAAATGATAAAAGAAAAACATCCATTAATTCTTGGAGCAAACCTTATCTATGAAGATATGATTGTTTATTGTGATATAATAATAGATATCAATCTTTTTGTTTCTATTTTTCCTAAAATTAAAAATTATCCCCTCCATTTAATAAAAAATAAATATATTTTGATTAATCTCAGTTACTCTACATTGAATCTAAAAAATGATCTTAAAGAATGTTTAAATGAAGGTGTTTTACCATATAAAAAATGCGTCCTTTATGGATTTTCTCAATGTATTGAAAAACTACTTGGATATACTCCCAAATCATTCATAATTGGAAAAGAATATTATTATAAAAAAACACAATTACCCAAAGATGAATTTATATCTTTTGTTAAATACGACGAAAAAATGATTCATAAATTTAGAAAAGCATATCAATGGATATGTTTACTAAGAAAAGATTTTAATAATTTAGAAATAAAAGAAAAACTTTCACATAAAGAATTATATCCAAATATGAATAACAAAGAATCTGACTGGGAAAATGAAAAATTAAAAATAGCAAATCAAATCAAAGAAATTACACTTGTATGGAATATAACCTATGATGAAAGATGTAATTTACATGAAAAAAATATATACTGTTGGGATGATCCAAAATTACTCACAGAACTAAAAGAATCTAAGAAAAAAACGATTCAGGAACAAATGATACATATGAATAAAAATGACGATATATTAATCTATCCAAGGAAAAATGTATCAACTCCTTTAAGAGAAATACTTCAGGAAAAAGAGACTAGTAACATCTTTTTTGATGTTGAAAGTTTTCTCACAATTGATGAAAAAGTTGATTTTTTCAATAAAAAAGATGAAAAATATAATAATCCCATATTAGCTATTTTGGGATTCTTTTACAAGGATAACTTCTATGATTACACAATACAAAAGTATAATGTTTATCATGAAGAATTAATTGTTCAACAATTTTCTGATAAATTATGGAGTATTTATAATAAATATGGTCGTGTCAATATATTCCATTGGGGCCATGCCGAATGTAAATATATGGAATATATTCACAAAAGTTATCCTATTATATCATTTCCTGAATATATATTAGTTGATCTTCTTGATCATTTCAGATTAGAACCGATTATAGTCCAGGGTGTTTTTCAATTTGGATTAAAATCAATTGGGAAGGCCCTTTATAATAATGGTCTCATTGAAACAACCTGGGATGATAGTAATGATAATGGTTTAGATGCAATGATAAAATTTAAAGAAATATGTAAAAAAACTAAGAAAATACCTCTTAAGAGGTATTTAGAAATAAAAGAAATAATCTATTATAATCGGGTAGATTGTAGGGTTTTACAAGAAATTTATTTTCTACTTAAAAAAAATTATGATTAATTCTTTGGGTTTATTATTCTTTTTACCAATGATTAATTTATCTACAAAGAGGGGTATTATTTGTTCTATAGTTATTATTAATGGAATATTATGTCATACTACTAGATATCTTAAAACATATGGGTGGGAATATATCAGAAACTTTGATATAATCTGTAATGTTCTTATGGGTTTATTCATAATACATTATTCCGGTTATAATCCATACATAATTTATACCATGATACACGCGTGTTTAATATTTATTCTTAATTATTTATATTATGAACATTATTATTTATTACATATTTTGGGTGTTCAGTTACCTCTTTCTATTGGGACATACCTTTTTTGATTTGTTTTTCTAATGCTTTATTTTTTTTAGTTAAAATTTCAATTATTTTCTGTTGATTTTTAATTATCTTTTCATATTCAATAATTTGCTTTTTATCTATACAATCTTTAGTTACTACGAAAAATCTAGAATTATAAAGGGGATCACCTTCTTTATTAAAATAAGAGATTGTTACATTTTCTGTTTTATTCCCACATTGAATACAAACAGCATTGTCAATCATATGAATATATTTTCCACCATCATAAAAAAATTCAGATCCTTTATCTAATGTGATATACTTAATTATGTCTCCCTTTTTTAATTCAAAAATATCTTCTATTTCCTCGCAATTTTCTAATTCACCCTTTATATATGATAAATCTTGTGACATTATTATTATTGTTTTATATTTTTTAATATTTTATTTTTATACCAATCAATTGCCTTTTTAAGATCTTTTTCTGATATATATACATCTTTTTTAGGATTTTCTTGTTTATACATGATTAATATATTAATACTTTGTTCAAACTTCATCTGCAACATTTCTTCATGATTCATTTTTATAAGAAAGATATTTTAATCTAATTTGAGAAACGTAAGTTTGTCAATCCATTACTAATCCGCAATATATTGTAATTTGTAGCAAATACTTTATCAATACTAACATTTGATGTAAAGCATAATTTACAATCATCAAAACGTGAAAAGTTACATGAACCACTTGGTTGATGTTCTTCAGGATTTAAACAAAAAGAATAGACATATATATTCTTACTAAACTTACTATAACTTGATTTTGAATAATTTCTTCTTGCGATAATATTTACCTTTACATCTGTATTATCGCCAGGAGCTTCTTCTATATTAGGTGAAAAACCTATTACCTTGGTTGATGTATTTACAGAAGTAATTGTTACCAGTTTTGTTATATAAGGACTAACATTTATCCCCAAAGATATTATATCCCCAACTTTCATACCAATGGTATCTAGTGTTGTTTCAACATGATATTTAACCGTATTATAACCTAATTGAATATTTGTTCCATTTGCATTTAGAGTACTTGTAAGCGTTGTATGCTTAGAAATAGTTGAAGATATAGGGGTTTCTAAAAATATAGGGTCTTCGTGTTCTTTTATATTATATGATGGTATATTTGTATGGTGTAAGTATGGTTGTTTTAATGTATAATATTCTTTATATTGTTCTGATAAACGTTCTATTCCATTAATTGTTATGTTTATTTTTTCACTAGTTATTTTATTTGCCCCGGTATCATTTTCAGTCCAGATTATTTCTTTTAAAGGATGATTAAAAGAATTTAATTTGAATTTTGAAGAAGGACTTTGATTAATAGTATCTATTATTTGAACCTGTTCTATTAAATATTCATGTTCATTTTCACCAAACCTTTTCCGTTCTTCAGAATCTAAGAATATATTATCACACCATACTTCACATAATGAAGTAACTGATGTAGAACCATCGCGATTTATATCGGAATTTTTACCCCACTCTATCTTTAAAATTATATCATGATATTGAATTGATATAAGGGGTAAAGATAAACCAATATGTCTACAAAACCAAAAATTTAATGGTATTATAATCATTGATTGGTCGTTTACTGTTTTGTTAGAATTATTAAAACCCCCTGTCATGTATTTATAACCATCTCTGTTATTATTGTTAACAGTTAATTCATTCCAAACCTTCATCCATTCATTTGAATGTCTATCTATAAGACTACCACCAATAATTATTTCAACGTCGTTAATTAATTCATTACCATTTATACCATTGACATGTTGAGGACATACTATATAAATACCATTAACAAGATCAGCTGTTTTTGATAATTTTACAGTAGAATTTGTAGTTGTATTTTCAGTGCCTAAATCACCATCAATTATTTGTTGTATGGTTTCAATAGCAAAATTTGTATGCCTTCTATATACACTTTTAAAGAATGTTATTTGAGGATTACCTGTTATATAATTATCCTGTATACCACTCGCGGTTAATTGCATTATTCCTCCTCCCATTATACTAATATAATAGTATCTATTATTTTATTTTATTAAATTAAAACGATTATTTTTAAAGTTTAAAAATAAATTTTTATTTTATTATTAATACTAAAGATAAATAATATGTCGGAAGATGGATGTCTTAGAGATGCCGTTTTCAATACTTTACAGGTAGTATCCGGGTCAATAGAAGATACTTTTCCAGGTGGTGCAGGTTCTATGAAAGGATTAACGATTGAAAATGGTTTCAACATATCAATGGGTGATAACAGAGTAGAAGATATTGCTATCCCTACAGAAGAAACAGATGCCGCAAGTAAATACTATGTAGATAGTATTTTTCCGGCGCGTTTTATAGACTGGGTTTCAGATGGACCTCCACAAAATATCGGAGAAAATACAAGTCCGCAATTTGTAAATCTATTATTAACAGGTGGTCTTAAAATAGAAGGAATTACTCAAAACTCTATTAGAACTAATTTAAATGCAATAGACCCGACACAGGAAAGAAACATTAATTTAGCAAATGCCGATGGAACACTTATCCCATTTTCCAATCCTTCAACAACAACTATCTCAGCAACCCCCGAAGAAATTAATCTTCTTTCAGGGACAACTCTAGGCTCTGCTTCAGCAAATGATATCCTTTCTCTAGATGCTAATAGAGATATAACAGGTATCCGCAATCTTAGTATTGATGGAACATTCACCAATGGTTCTTTAACAATAATTGATGGAGATTTAACAGGTGTTAACTCAGTCAATGTTAATTCTTTCACATTTGAAGGGACAACCGCGGATGATTTTGAAACAACCCTCAGTGTGGTTGACCCTACGGCAGATAGAACTATCAATCTTGCGGATAGTTCTGGGACACTTATACCGTTTTCTACACCATCCACAACAACTATCACCGCCACACCAGAAGAACTTAATCTTCTTTCAGGAACAACCCTTGGAACAGCTACAGCCGGGGATATTCTCTCGGTTGATGCGAATAAAGACATCACTGGTTTAAGAAATATAACAATTGATGGGACATTTACAAATGGTGGAATCATAATTGATGGATCAGGTGGAGTAAAAGTTAAAAATGATTCAAATGGTCCTGGATTTGTAGAGTTCTATGAAAATTCAAATAACGGGGAGAATAAGATTAAACTACAGGGGAAAGATTTATCTGATGATGTAACTATAACTTTACCCGGTGCGACTGGTAATTTGATATCTACTGGAGAAACTGAAACAGTATCTTCCCAAATGTTATCATCAACAGGAGTTACAGGTGGTAATTATGGTTCCTCTACTTCTATACCAATTTTAAGTATTGATGAAAAAGGTCGCATAACTTCAGCGTCAACTTCGAATATATCAACTTTTCTGAATATATCTTCCGATTCGGGAACGGATACTATTTCTTTAGGGTCGGACACTTTACAATTTACGGGTGGAACAGGTATTAATACATCTATAGCAAGCGATACTGTAACATATTCTATAGATGACACGGTAACTACACTAATAGGAACACAAACATTAACAAATAAAACAATTAATAACAGTAACATTGTCCTCTCAAGTGAGGATACAATTGATGTTCAAAACTCTACATTAACTTTAGCAGAAGGTCAAATAAGTGGATCAAAAATAACAACTGACACTTTACCACTAGGAAAGATAACTAATATATCATCTATGAAAGTTCTAGGAAATACTACTGAGAATTCTTCTAGTGTTAGTGAAATAACTTTATCCAATAATAACTCACTCAATGATAGCGGAACAGTAATATCAACACAATCAGCAATTAAATATTATATTGATTCAGTTGCATCTGGTCTTGACGTAAAAGGTTCATGTGTTGTAGCAACTACAGAAAATATATCACTTAATAACACGACAACTACTATAGATGGAATTACACTTTCAAATGGAAACAGAATACTTGTTAAAGATCAAATAAGTCCTTCTGAGAATGGTATATATATATATAGTGATAGCGGGACATGGTCAAGGTCAACAGATTTTAATAATAATACAACTGTAACATCTGGATCTTTTTCGTTTGTAGAAAAGGGAAATATAAATGTTGATTCCGGTTTTGTTGTAACAACAGATACAATAGATATTGAAAACTCTCCTTTAGAATTTTCACAATTTTCTGGTTCTGGACAAATAATACCTGGTAATGGTATAAGTAAATCAGGGAATACTCTTACAATTGATAACAGTGTTACTACTTTAGTTGGTTCACAAACACTCACTAATAAAACACTAACAACACCTGAAATTAATGGAGGAACGATTAACGGTGCTACAATCGCAACAAGCAATATAACTGTTGGGTCAGGTAAAACACTCAATGTTTCGGCAGGAACTCTTACACTCGCAGACGATCAAATCAGTGGTGATAAAGTTGAAGGAGGGACTATTTCGGCAACTACGATTACAACTCTCACATCAACTACAGGAGATATCACAAATGTCAATGCTACTACGATTGACACCGCTAATATTGAACTGTCAAACATTAAAGCGAGAGATGGAACTTCGGCAGCAACTATAGAAGATTCATCCGGTAAAATAACAATTGGTGATTCAGTTCTCACAACAACTGAAATTAATGGAGGAACCATTGACGGTGCCACAAAATTGCCACAAGCGATATAACTGTTGGGTCAGGTAAAACACTCAATGTTTCGGCAGGAACCCTTACACTCTCAGACGACCAAATCAGTGGTGATAAAGTTGAAGGAGGGACTATTTCGGCAACTACGATTACAACTCTCACATCAACTACTGGAGATATCACAAATGTTAACGCAACAACCACAGATACTGAAAATTTAGAGGTTACCAATCTCAAAGCGAAAGATGGAACTTCGGCAGCAACCATCTCTGATTCAACTGGCAAAATAACTATTGGCGATTCTATTCTCACAACCACCGATATTAACGGAGGAACGATTGACGGTACCACAATTGCCACCAGCGATATAACGGTTGGGTCGGGTAAAACAATTGATGTTTCATCAGGCACTCTTACACTCGCAGACGACCAAATTAGTGGTGATAAGGTTGAAGGAGGAACTATTGCGGCAACGACTATTACAACTCTCACATCTACAACCGGTGATATCACAAATGTCAATGCTACCACTGTTGACACCACGAATATTGAACTGACAAACCTCAAAGCGAAAGATGGAACTTCGGCAGCAACCATCGCCGATTCAACTGGAAAAATAACTATTGGAGATTCAGTTCTCACGACGACTGAAATTAATGGAGGAAATATTGATAATACAGTTATTGGGGATCAAACACCTTCTCAAGGGACATTTACGAATGTTACTATTAATAATCAAAATGCGATAGTTTTTGAAGGGTCTACTAGTGATAATCATGAAACAACTATATCTATACAAGACCCTACGTCAGATAGAACAATAACTGTTCCGGATATCTCTGGAACATTAATTACCAATTCCCATAATGTTACAGAATTGAATGATGTAACCGATTCTGGTTCTGGTCAAATTATAACAAACGCCGAAAGGACGAAATTAAATAATATTGAAATTGCGGCAACTGGAGACCAGACTTCTTCGGAAATTGGTCAATTATTAGGTCAAGTTGGTGGACATATAATACCTACGTCTGACGAAACATATGATTTAGGGTCGGCTACAAATAAATTTAGAACATTATTTTTAGCAGGTGATACTATTAAATTAGGAGATTCTGATCTAAAAGCTGATACTGACGGAAATATATCTGTGTTTTCTGGAGGGACAACAACACTTAAAAAATTAATTGTAGATGAAGTAGAAATAGGGTCAGGTAATAATAAAGTATTACTAACAAAAGACTCTTCAACAGGTGGTTTTAAAGCAGAAACATTTAATAAAACTAGTTCCTCAAAAGGTGGGGCAAAACTTGATTTAAGTAATAATGATAGTGGTCATTTATCAGAAGGTAGTAATCTTTACCATACAACAGCAAGAGCAAGGGGGTCTATTTCAGTTACTGAATCTGGTGGAGATGGTTCTTTAGCATACAATAGTACATCGGGTGTTATCACTTATACTGGACCAAGTGCCTCTGAAACAAGAGCACACTTTTCTGGCGGAACAGGTGTAACAATAACAAATGGTTCTGTTGCGATTGGTCAAAGTGTCGCTACAAATGCTAATGTTACATTTAATGACCTTATTGTTTCCGGTAATATCACAATTAACGGGAGTTCGTCAACAATAGATACAACAAACCTTATTGTAGAGGATCCATTAATTAAACTCGCTAAAAATAATAATTCAAGTGATGCTATTGATATTGGATTATATGGGTTATATGATACATCTGGGACAGATAAGTATTCCGGTATTTTTAGGGATGCAAGTGATTCGGGTAAATGGAAGTTATTTAAGGATTTAAAGAATGAACCAACAACAACTGTTGATACAACACATGCTTCATATTTAACTGGAACACTTGTTTCTAATATAGAAGGAAACCTTGACGGTATTGTTGGTGGATCATCTCCTGCAGCAGTTACAGGGACAACGGTTACCGCGAATACTAGATTCATTGGTTCTCTAGATGGTGTTATTGGAGGAACAACACCAGCAGCAGTTACCGCAACTACTGTATCAGCAAATACCGGAATAGAAACTGGAACAGGTGCTGGTAGTAACCAAGCTGGTTTTGTAGATTTTTATGAACCTAGTAATAATGGAACAAACTATACTAGATTAGAAGCATCTTCTGGATCCCATTCAACATCCAACGTATTAATATTACCAATTGCTGCTACTAACTCATTACTCGTATCAACAGGTGATACTGGAACTGTTTCCCAAAATATGTTGGCGACAGTAAGTGGTTTGACTGCTCAATCATATGGATCCGCAACCGCTATACCAGTAATAACAGTTGATACAAAGGGGAGAATTACAGCAGCATCAACCTCTACAATTTCTACAGATTTAGATATCACTGGTGATAATAGTGGATCAACAACTGTTTCTCTAGTCAATCAAAATCTAAAATTATCCGGAACTTCTGGAGGAATTACTACAACTATTACAGATCAAGAAGTCACATTTAGTCTTGATAACACAGCAGTTACTGCTAATTCGTATGGTTCCTCAACCGCTATACCAGTAATAACAGTTGATACAAAGGGGAGAATTACAGCTGCATCAACATCTACAATTTCTACAGATCTCAGTATTTCTTCGGATGCAGGGAATGATACGATTTCTCTAGGTTCAGATACTTTACAATTTACCGGTGGAACAGGTATTAATACATCTATAGCAAGTAATACTGTAACGTATTCTATAGATAATACAGTGACAACATTAACAGGTTCACAAACTTTAACAAATAAAACATTAACATCTCCTGATATTAACGGTGGTTCTATTGATGGTGTCACAATCGGAACAAATTCTGTATGTACTGATTTAAAGGTAGATAATCTTCAATTCGATGGAAATACTATTTCTTCAACAAATACAAACGGAAATATAGTCCTTGAACCAAATGGTAATGGTATTACAAATATTGTAGGGGATTTAACTGTCTCAGGGAATGATTTGACGTTTGGCAATGGTGAAAAGATTGATAATACTACAGATGGAACACTTGCTATAACTGCTGCGACGGGGTCATTAAGTGGTGATTTAACTGTCTCAGGGAATGATTTGACGTTTGGAAATGGTGAAAAGATTGATAATACTACAGATGGAACACTTGCTATAACTGCCGACACAACAGCAATAAGTGGTCATGCCACTGTAGGAGGGGATTTAACTGTCACAGGGAATGATTTGACGTTTGGCAATGGAGCGACGATTGTGAATACCAGTGATGCTCTTCTTACCATTACCGAAGCAACCACCACTTTCTCTGGTATTGTTACCACAGGTGGGAATGCCACTGTAGGTGGCGATTTAACTGTCACAGGGAATGATTTGACATTTGGTAATGGAGAAAAGATTGATAATACTACAGATGGAACAATAGCTGTAACTGCCGACACCACTGCAATAAGTGGTCATGCCACTGTAGGTGGTAATTTATCTGTGACTGGAAATACAACATTTAACGGTAATGTCACTCTAGGGGATGCTTCTGCTGATTCCATTACTATGTCTGGTAAATTAGGTAGTGTCACTATGGATAATGGAGCGACAATTGCGAATACCAGTAATGCTCTTCTTACCATTACTGAAGCAACAACCGCTTTCTCTGGTATTGTTACCACAGGTGGGAATGCCACTGTGGGTGGTGATTTAACTGTCACAGGGAATGATTTGACGTTTGGTAATGGAGCGACGGTTGTGAATACTAGTGCTGACCTTCTCACCATTACGGAAGCAACCACGGCTTTCTCTGGTATTATTACCACAGGTGGGAATGCCACTGTAGGTGGTGATTTAACTGTCACAGGGAATGATTTGACGTTTGGAAATGGAGCGACGGTTGTGAATACCAGTGCTGACCTTCTCACCATTACGGAAGCAACCACCGCTTTCTCTGGTATTGTTACCACGGGTGGGAATGCCACTGTAGGTGGTGATTTAACTGTCACAGGGAATGATTTGACGTTTGGCAATGGAGCGACGGTTGTGAATACTAGTGATGCCCTTCTCACCATTACCGAAGCAACTACCGCTTTCTCTGGTATTGTTACCACGGGTGGGAATGCCACTGTGGGTGGTGATTTAACTGTCACAGGGAATGATTTGACGTTTGGAAATGGTGAAAAGATTGATAATACTACAGATGGAACACTTGCTATAACTGCCGACACCACTGCAATAAGTGGTCATGCCACTGTAGGTGGTAATTTATCTGTGATTGGAAATACAACATTTAACGGTAATGTCACTCTAGGGGATGCTGCTGCTGATTCCATTACTATGTCTGGTAAATTAGGTAGTGTCACTATGGATAATGGAGCGACGGTTGTGAATACTAGTGCTGACCTTCTCACCATTACGGAAGCAACCACGGCTTTCTCTGGTATTGTTACCACGGGTGGGAATGCCACTGTAGGTGGTGATTTAACTGTCACAGGGAATGATTTGACGTTTGGCAATGGAGCGACGGTTGTGAATACTAGTGATGCCCTTCTCACCATTACCGAAGCAACTACCTCTTTCTCTGGTATTGTTACCACGGGTGGGAATGCCACTGTAGGTGGTGATTTAACTGTCACAGGGAATGATTTGACGTTTGGAAATGGTGAAAAGATTGATAATACTACAGATGGAACACTTGCTATAACTGCCGACACAACAGCAATAAGTGGTCATGCCACCGTAGGAGGGGATTTAACTGTTACAGGGAATGATTTAACGTTTGGTAATGGAGCAACGGTTGTGAATACTAGTGCTGACCTTCTTACCATTACCGAAGCAACCACCGCTTTCTCTGGTATTGTTACCACGGGTGGGAATGCCACTGTAGGCGGTGATTTAACTGTCACAGGGAATGATTTGACGTTTGGCAATGGAGAAAAGATTGATAATACTACAGATGGAACATTAGCTATAACTGCCACCACGACAGCAATAAGTGGTCATGCCACTGTAGGCGGTGATTTAACTGTTACAGGAAATGATTTGACGTTTGGCAATGGAGCAACGGTTGTAAATACTAGTGCTGACCTTCTTACCATTACCGAAGCAACCACCACTTTCTCTGGTATTGTTACCACGGGTGGGAATGCCACTGTAGGCGGTGATTTAACTGTCACAGGGAATGATTTGACGTTTGGCAATGGAGAAAAGATTGATAATACTACAGATGGAAC